AGCTGCAAATCGACGTAAGTCGTACTGTGCAAGAAGCGCAGGCCAACTCAAACGATCATCTGCAAAAACACGTAACGATCCTAATTCTCGAATCAGACAAGCACGGAGAAGATGGAAATGTTAAATGCAATTAGAAACAGTAATCAATAAACTTATAAGATTTTTAAACGACAAAGCTGAAGATCTGTCATTAGCAGTAACTTCTGGAGGGGTTGACAGTATGGAAAATTATAAGTATATAATAGGACAAATAAACGCCATAGAGGCAACTAAACAGGAACTCTCTAACCTGCTAGAAGATAAGGAGCAAAAAAATGAAGGAACAGTCATCAATCTTAACACCAAACAATAATATTATTGGTGTAAAGAAATCAGAGAAAAAAGAAGAGAAAGAACCTAAATTACCACAACCTACAGGTTGGAGGATGATAGTTTTACCTTTCAAAATGAAAGAGAAAACTAAAGGTGGATTAGTATTAGCTGAAACAACTTTGGAGCGACAGCAAGTTGCATCTCAAGTTGGTTTGGTTTTAGCTATGGGCCCACAATGTTATAAGGATAAAGAACGATATCCTGAAGGTCCGTGGTGCAAGGTCAATGATTGGGTAATGTTTGCACGTTACGCCGGATCACGGATCAAAATAGATGGTGGGGAAATGCGTCTGCTAAACGACGATGAAGTGTTAGCAACAATTGATAGTCCAGAGGACATCTTGCATGAGTTTTAATCATAGGAAGGAGTAACTATGCCAGACGAAGAAAAAAAAACAGTAGATATTGATACATCAGGTCCTGATGCAGAGATAGTTATTGAAGAAGCAAAAGACGAAGCCGTTGTAGAAACGGGAAATACAGAAACAGAAAACAAAGAACAAGAAACAGATAAATCATTTGAAAATGAAAGAGAAACAAAATTAGAAGAAGGTGGACAAGTAAACGAAGAAAAAAAGGATGATGAACAATTAGAAGACTATAGTAAAGGAGTTCAATCTCGTATCGCAAAACTAACTCGTAAAATGAGAGAAGCAGAGCGAAGAGAAAAAGCTGCTTTAGAATATGCGAAAGCTGTTGAAGCAAAAAGACAAACTAAATTTACAAAAGTAAATGAAGATTATGTTAAACAGTTTGAAACTAGAGTACAATCTGGTTTAGAATCTGCGCAGAAAGAACTTGCAACTGCAATTGAAAATTCAGATGCTGTTGCACAAATAGAAGCTCAGAAAAAAGTTGCTGCTTTATCAATTGATGAAGCTAGACTTAATGCTTTAAAAGAACAACAAACAAATACAACAACTAAAGAAGAGCCTGCACCAACGTTATCGGCTGCAGATCCTCTTTCTGATAGTGCACAAAAACCTATGCCTGCACCAGATCCTAGAGCGGAAGATTGGGCTAATAGTAATTCATGGTTTGGTAAAGACCGAGCAATGACTTACACTGCCTTTGAAATCCATAAGGATTTGACTGAAAGGGAGGGTTTTGATCCTCAAACTGATGAATATTATGCGGAAGTTGATAAAAGAATTAGACTTGAATTCCCGCAGAAATTTGATAAAAAGGAATCACAAACGTCGAAACCGACGCAAAATGTTGCTTCAGTCAAACGTTCTAGTAACGTTAGATCTGGAAGACAAACTGTGAGACTCACTTCATCACAAGTAGCAATAGCTAAAAAATTAGGAGTGCCACTTGAAGAATACGCAAAACAAATTAAAATCACGGAAGGAGCGTAAAATGGAAAAAGATAACAATACTTCTCGTGCGAATTCAACTAGGTCTAAAACAGAAAGACCAAAAGTTTGGGTTCCACCATCTTCTCTAGATGCACCCCCTGCACCTGATGGATTCAGGTATAGATGGATAAGAGCAGAAAGTGTAGGCTTTCAGGACACTAAAAATATATCCGGACGATTAAGAGAAGGATACGAATTAGTGAGGGCTGAAGAAGTCGAAAACTCATCTGACTATCCCGTACTTGATGAAGGTAAATACAAGGGAGTGATTGGGGTAGGTGGCCTTCTACTTGCGAAGGTACCGACTGAGATTGCGAAACAACGTCAAGAGTATATGACTGACCGTCATAAACAAAGAGACGAAGCGGTAAAACACGATCTTATGAAGGAGCAGGACCAGAGGATGCCTATCAATGTTGAAAGGCAGTCTCGTGTAACCTTCGGTGGTACGAAAAAGTAATTTTTTACATCACTGAATTTAATAAACCGTACTGGAGGCCCCTTGGGGCAGGTACATAAGGAGAAACAACTATGGCAAATAGAAACACACAAGGTTTTGGTTTGATCCCTGCAGGAACTCTTGGCTCAACGCCAGCGACTTCTGGTCAAGGCAAATACAAAATCGATGCGGGTTATGCAACTACTATATTTCATGGTGGCTGTGTTGCTTCTGCTGCTGGTTACATTGTTAATGGTCAAACTGCAGCTGCGCCTGTACTTGGTGTCTTAAATGGCATCTTTTACAATGCAGCAACTACGTTAAAACCAACGTTTGCAAACCATTACGTACAAGTAACACCGGCAAACTCGGAAGATATCGATGCATTTGTATTCGATAACCCACAACAACAATATGTATGCGGAACAGATGCAGCCGTAGCACAAGCAGGATACTTAGAGACTTATGACTTTAATACTTCTGCTGGTAGTACAACTACTGGTGCTTCGTCAGCTACTTTAAATATCGGCGTAACTGGAAATGATGACAAATCATGGAGGTTATTAAGATCTGCAGAAGACCCTGAAAACGACACTAATGCGGCTTTCAGATCTGTAGTAGTAGTTGCTAATCTGATTGAGCTACAATCGTAAAGCTAGAATAGGAGAACAATAATGGCAATATCACGATCACAACTAGTCAAAGAACTAGAGCCAGGTTTGAACGCACTGTTCGGCTTGGAATACAAAAGGTATGAAAATCAGCATGCTGAGATTTATGCTACAGAAAACAGTGACAGAGCTTTTGAAGAAGAAGTTATGTTATCTGGTTTCGCTAACGCACAAGTAAAAGGTGAAGGTTCTGGAGTTTCATTTGATGAAGCACAAGAAACTTTCACAGCTAGATACACTCATGAGACTGTAGCTTTAGCGTTCGCAATCACTGAAGAAGCGATTGAGGATAACTTGTATGACAGACTTGCGTCTAGATATACAAAAGCTTTAGCTAGATCTATGAGTAACGCTAAACAAGTAAAATCAGTCGAGCCTCTAATCAATGGTCTGCCAACTGCAGATGCTTTTGATTCAGGTGATGGTGTTTCTTTATTTAACACTGCTCACCCTACAGTAGCTGGAACTTTTGCTAACACTTTAGCAACTCAAGCTGACCTTAACGAAACTTCATTAGAGCAGTCAATAATTGACATTGCTCAAATGAGTGACGAAAGAGGTTTAAGAATCGCAGCTAGAGGAGTAAAAATGATTATTCCTTCTGAGCTACAATTCACTGCTGAAAGACTTATGAAGTCTCAAGGTAGAACTGGAACAGCTGATAATGATATCAATGCAATCGTATCTATGGGTATGATTCCGCAAGGATACAGAGTTAATAACTACTTAACTGACTCTGATGCATTTTATATCTTAACAGACGTGCCTAACGGTATGAAAATGTTCAACAGATCACCATTAAAAACAGCAATGGAAGGCGATTTTGATACTGGCAACGTTAGATACAAAGCTAGAGAAAGATACAGCTTCGGCGTATCAGACCCTAGAGGTATCTTCGGCGTTGAAGGTGCATAATCAATAATTTTTTGTGGCGGGACACAGTCTCGCCACAATTGACAAATAGAAAGAAAAAACCATGAAAAAATTTTTAGTCAACATTTGGGCGTACGATCATCACGCTAAATTTACAGTAGAATCAGAAGATTCCCCAACAGACCTAGAACAATCAATCCTTGACAAACTTGGAGAAAATAGTATAGTTTGGGAAAACCTTGGAGTTAGTTATGATAACAAGGTAAATAGAATAACCTATGAGGAGGTTATAAATGATACAAGACCTATACAAACAAAAAAGGTCCTTGGAGTTGAAGTGGGAACAGGAGCATCTAGATAATAATAGATACACTCTTGAGATGGTTAGAATTGACGATAAAGTCAAACAGATCATCACAGACATTAAGCTTGAAGAAGCTAGAATGGCTCACATACAGAACAACATAGAAGGTTCTGCTCCAGAAGTTTCAGTAGCTTCTTAGTATAAAAGCTACATCGTTGGAAAAATTCCACTCCACACTACAGGCTCTCTTGCACTCTACTAAAAACTAGTATATACTTTTGTCACTATACATAAATTGAATATCGACGCGTATAGTCGACGGCCTAGAGACGATATTCAAATAACTAGGAGGATAATAACATGGCAAACACTACGTTTTCAGGACCGGTCATTTCTAAAAATGGCTTTATAAATACAGGTCCTGGTATGACTGTTAGCTTAACAGCTGACACAACTTTAACTGTAGCTACACACGCTGGCAAAATTTTACTTACAAATGATGCAGATGGTAAATTTACTTTACCTTCAATCAATGTAAATTCAAATGGAGCAACAGCTGGTGATACAGATTTTAATAACTTAAATAACATTGGTGCAACTTTTCATTTTTATGTGGAAACTGCTGCAACTGATATGGATATCAAAACAGATGGTACTGACAAATTTAAAGGTGGTATCATGATAGCTGTAGATGATGGTTCTAAAAAAGCTTTCATTCCAGCTGCAACAAATGATGTTATAACTATGAACGGTTCTACAAAAGGTGGTATCGTTGGTAGCGTAGTATCTTTCACAGCGATTGATACTGCTACATACTTAGTCCACAATTCTTTATTGCTTGGATCAGGTACAATAGTAACACCTTACGCTGACGCGTAATAAATAAATAACTCGGAGCGTCTGGTAATGCAGGCGCTCTTGAAAAGGAGAAAATATGGCAGACACAGTATTAAATACAACTGTATTCGACGGAGACAAAAAACTAATTACTCACTATAACGTAGTTTCAGATAGTGCCGGAAGCACAACTAAAATAGTTGATGTTTCTGAATTAAATTCAAACAATGGTAAAACTTGCAAAACTGTAAGACTAAATAAAGTTAGTTTTAGCGTTTCAGTAACAGCACCTGCTGATGCAATTAGAATGGTTTGGGATGGATCAGATGTTGTTTTTCAGACATTAAATGGAGAAATGGAATATGATTATTCTTCATTTGGTGGTTTAAAAAATAATAAAGCTAGTAGTTATAGTGGAGATGTAAATCTTACTTTACCAGCTTGTACGGCAGGAGATACCGGAACAGTCGTTTGTGAGTGGATAAAAGTTTACGAATAGGATCTTAAATGGCTAATACCACTTCGGGAACTACAACGTTCGACAAAACTCTTTCTATTGATGAAATAATAGAAGATTCATTTGAACGTATTGGAATGCAAGGAGTTGCTGGTAATCAATTAAGATCAGCAAGAAGATCTCTTAATATCTTATTTCAAGAATGGGGTAATAGAGGTATTCACTATTGGGAAATAGCTAATACAAATTTAGATTTAGTTCAAGGCCAAGCAGATTATAATTTTTTTAGATCATCAGCTGACGGAACTTCAGCAACTACTGCACCTTCTAATGGTATTTATGGAATGTCCGATGTCCTTGAAGCACAATTAAGATCTAATAGAACACAGACAACTCAATCAGATAGTCCAATGACAAAAGTTGATAGATCAACTTATGCTGCTTTTTCAAATAAACTTTCACAAGGAACTCCTAATCAATATTG